AAGCGGGCGACCGTTCATGCGGTTCGACGATGTAGATGATGTGCTCAAGGTGAGCGGTACAGCGCCGGGCATAACCAAGGCGCTTTTCAATTTCTTCCGGTGTGTAGTAAATGACACCATCATCGGTAATGTCTACGTTCATTCGCCAGTAGCCCGGCCTTCCTCCGTAGTCATACCATTCACTTATCTTCACATTCGGATAAATCGAGGACAGCGCCTTTTGGACTGCCCACTCCGTTCCGCAGTACCGACGGACTTCCAGCGCAGTTTTGATGATCCTGCGCTTTGTTTCAATCGGATAGCTGGTGTCGTACCAGTCAACGCGGAACTGAACCGCAAGAATATCCAGAACCGCCTCATCTGCACGGTCAATATCCGTGTAGATTTTCAAGCGTTCGGCAGCTTCCAGTTCCTTCTTGCGCCGCTCCCTGAAAACTGCATCAAGGATCTGTACCCATGGCTCTTTGGCAACATCAGGCGGTAGCCCTTCGACTAGGCCGACTTCGTGGAGTTCAATCATCTTCGATTCCTCCGTATGTCACCTTGCAGCTTCGGAGCTTTGCCACCTGAATTTCGGAGACGGTTGTTTCGACCGGTGTCAACAGACGTGGGCGTTTCGCACCAGCTTCCCGTACACGCATAATCAGCTCCGCCGGTTCGATGTCCCGGCCGATTTTTCTCTGCCAGGTTTCATACTCCTTCACAGCTGCTTCCACATTTTCCTGAATCGTCGATGCATTCTTGACATTGCTCAAGGCAATATGGTAAGTAAGCTCGATGTCATACGGGATTTCTTCCGGCGCATGGCAAAGAACCAGATCACCCATCGGGCGCTTTACCGTGTCGAAATATTCCTGCATTCCGGTACATTCTTCCCTTGTCGGAACTCTGCCTCCGGTCATCAGAAAGTAAACGTGGATCGTGTATCCTTCCTTGCAAACGATCTTCGTATCTGCCACATCGGACCGCCAGCTCGATGCAAAGTATTCATAGGCATCCACCGGACCGGCCACGGAGAAAATCGAAGGTGCATAGTTGATACGTCTGGTAAATGAATCGTCACCTTCCGTATCCGTACCGCCCGTGCTTGCCGAAACACTTTTTGCCCCGGACACATACGGGATAGGATCCACCAGCACATTGATTTCGCCTTCGGCAATCCCATCGCTGTTGCTTCCTGCCTCATCCGCCACGGCAACTACGTCCACGGTCAGTTCGCCGGGTAAGATCTCCGCATACTTTTCGGTTTTGAAATACCGTTTGTCTGCCGTTCTCACCTGTGTTCCTTCCGGGATTCCGGTTGCACTCGTTCTCGGCGCAGACAGTGTGAATCGAATAACCGCCGTGGCTTTTCCGGCTTCCAGGCGTTCCACTCCAACAAGCGGAGCAAGGTTGTCCAAATTCGGCCCCGTGCTCGTAGGCAGCAGTTCCGCTTTCAGACACGCCGTGCTGTACTCCATGTTGTGATGCGAACGATGTGCCAGTGTCAAAAGGACAAGCCGTGCTTCAGAACACCGTTCCAACGATACCTCACCGTTGAAAAGTTCTTTGTTGTACTTGCCAAACAGTGCCTTGCAATCGGCCACAGCTTCTTCCAGCGTTTCTTCGCCTTCAATGTCGATGTCCGGGATGTTCTCAAACTCTTTTATTTTAGACAAGCTCGTACACCACCTTTGGAATTACAACGCCATGCAGCACATCACTGTCCAGCCAGTCCACCCGCACCACTCTTGCCCGCGGCTCAAACGATGCGGTTTTCTCTGTTACCTCAGCCACATATAATCCCTTTGCCACCGGAAGTGGCTTATCGACAAATATGTTTGGATTGATTCCGAGTTCTCTGTCGCCCTCTTGGCTCCCGATTGGTGTGGAATACAGTGTGCGAAGGCACTTTGCAATGTCCTGCACTTCTTTTTGTTTTTCGCTGTCACCAGACAGCTCAACCACCGTGCTGCTGAAGTCGATCATATGTACTCCTTTATGGTCAGGCTCACCTTGCACTGCATCAAAAGCCCGTGTTTTATCACCGAATCCCAGCTGTCGCTTATTTCAGTGACCCGAAACTTGTTTTGCGATACCGGTGCAAACCCGATAATCAGGTAATGAATCTCTCCGTTCTCTGACATTTCTGTCAGACGGTTCAGCATCTTGCGAGGATTCACGCCGAGTGCTGCATCCAGAAGAATATCAAAGGTGTACTCTCTCAGTTTCGGTGATAAATACTCTGCCCGTGCTTTCCCTCCCAGAACTTCATGTTCCGCCCAGTTTGCGCCGGTCGTCCCCTTGAAGTTTGACGGGGTGAGCACACGCAGGTGTCCCACGGAGAAAATCACATCGCCGAAAATTCCAACATACATTCCAAAACCTCCTTACAGGGGTGCGGATGTTTTCTTGCCAAGGTTTCCGGTGTGCGTATGCGATACCAGCGATTTGCCGGACACAACAACATCGCCACCTCCGCCCTGGATGTTCACTGTTCCAGCGGTCGCATTGATGGTCGATGCCGTCATTTTCAATTCGCCGGATGCTGCAAGCGTGATCCCCGCCGGGGATGTCACCTTGATTTCTCCACCCTCGCTGATGGTCACGGTTGCACCGCCTACCTGGATCTCAAGACTTTTTGCCTTCAGGATTTTCTTTCCGTCCACATAGTCGGTCAGTTCTTTGGCATTTGCATCAAACTTCCGATATGCCTTTCCCCGCGAGTTGGCATAGTCCTTTCGGTAGACTTTTTCCTTTCCTTCGGGCGGTTTATTCTTTTCATTCCAGACGGTGCCAACCACAACAGCATCTTCCGGGCTATCTCCCGGATGCAGGACAAGCACAAGATCATCAACTTCCGGTGTCTGGTACTCACCATTGGACAGAAACGGCACCATTTCCGTAACGGTGTCGTCCCGGTCCGGGTAAGTGACCTCACACTTTCCAGCATCATAGTCGATGGAACTCACATTGCCGAATCTCACTTCACTGCTCATGCAAAATCCTCCTTTTCTACTTTGCTGGCCTTGACTTGTGTTTTGTACCCGTTAGATGGAGATATGGTGTGCTCCATCTGATCGACGAAATATTTCCCGTCCATCTTGCCATAGCCAACCAGGTTGAAGCACTGCGCCGAAGCGCCGGCCGGATAGCCCAGCATCGTAAAACTGATCTTAGTCGCGCCGTGATTGGCATTCTTGATGGCCGCTATCAGGCGGGCTTTTGCGTCTGCCTCGCTGCTTACCTTTCCAGTAAGTTTAAGCTGGCGTTCGTCCGTGCCCACCTTGACGTTGATATTGATTTTTTTCTGTTTGTTGGTGTAGGTATAAAGGCCGCCCGTGTATGTTCCAGTCAGCTTTGTGTTCCACTTGAAACTTCCCGGCTCTACGCACAGGGCCGTCGGATTTCCAACGGGCCGGCTCTCATATACCGTCCATACAGGATCTTTCGCCTTGTACTTTTCCCGGTCGTACACCCAGAGCTTTGAAGTGTAGACTTTGATAACCAGTGCATAGGTGCTGCACAGATCTTGCAGAAAGGCACTATCTGTTCCGTCCTGTTCCTTTGCATCAATGCCGTGGTCGTCTCCCTCAAACTTCAGCTCCAATTTGTAACGGCCTGCAATGGTTTCAGCGATTTTCTTTACGCTGGTGTTCTTCCATGTAAAGGTCCGGTTTCTCTCGCTGAAGCTGGTGTCGTTCGGCTTTGCCACGCCGCCCATCGTCAGCGAATCAGGTGCACCGGCAAAACTAAGATCATCCAGCACGAATGCCCCGCACTCGGCGCTGTAATCTCTGTAGCCGCTCTCAATGCCCCCGATATTCCAGTCCTTTACAACAATAGCCGGGTAGAGCTTCACGCCCTTTTCCGGCATCCAGTCATTTTTCCATTTGGCAGCTTTGGCATTGACTGTAATGCTCACACTGTCGCTTTTGGATTCAGCCACATCCGTGTACTTGAAACTTTCCAGATCAGGTGCGATTTCTTCCGAAATATCGGTTTTCTCGTAGGTCAGAAGAACCGCAGCCTGCCTTCCTTTGGGTCTCGCTGCTGTCAGTACCATCATGCACCTGCCTTCCAGGGCGGAAGGTCTCCGCTCTTTTCAGCCGGCAGAGCTGGTGTTGACAGCACCGTGCCGGAATCGAACCGGACGATATGGATATATCTGGGGTTGTTCTGCATCAGCCAATCGGCTTTCAGCTCGCTTCCGTACACGTTCAGGGCAATCAGATCCCAGGTGTCACCGGACTTTGTGGTGTAATCAAGTGCCATACTGCGTGCGCCTCTTTTCGCGTTCGTACCGTTCAACATACTCGCAGAACTTCTCGTAACCTTCGTCCATAATGGAACGTAGATCTTCGGCATTCATGCTGCCGTAGATGGTGAAGTTTGGTGCATAAACATATGTGTTTCCGCTGGAACTCGTATAGGTACGCTGGTAGCTGTTGCTCGATCCACCGCGCTGGTTCCCGGTGCTGCCACCAGAAGCATCTTCGCTCCCGCCGATGGGCTTCAGCTCTACTTCCTGCTGGTAGTTCTGAAGGTCTGCCAGCATCGACAGATTTTGCCTTGTCAGTTCGCTGTTTCCAGCCGTCGGGAAGAAGTTTACATTGCTCAGGTCGTAGTTGTCCGGGTTTGCAGCGTATTCCAGCTTTGCCTTTTCCGCATCTGCTCCCCGGATAAACCGGATTGCCTTCTGAGTATTTTCGTTTGCAAGAACAGACTTGGCACCAGCAATCACTTTCCCGATTCCGGTGTTCAGCAGCTGTTGGGCTTTGCCCTGGTCATCCGACACGGTAGGTGTCGGCATTGCCGCCAGAGTTTCCAGCCCATCTACTGCATAGTTGGCGATCTCCGTGATACGGCTGAACGCCACACCAGCGTCGGACCCCAGTACCAATGCCGCTGCAACAGGCTGAACCATAGTGTCAAAACTTTGAGCCACCTGGTTGTAATACTGCTGGCGACGTGCTCTGTTGAAGTCGATCAGGTTAGAATCTTCTTCTGTAAAACCACCGTCCGCGAACATCTTCGGCTTTCTGCCGGGCAACCCCAGCAGATCACCCAGACCAACGCCCAGCAGCTTACCAGCGGTCAGCCAGGTATCAATGTTCTTTTCACGAACGCCGCGCCGGAAGCTGATAACGGCTTCCGGGCCAGCCTCACCAGCAATAGACGGTCCCTGCGTCATGCCGCCGTTGGCAAATGCCGGGACGGACACGGGTGACAGGTTGAATCCGAACGACTTACCGCCGATCACCGGAACCGGAATGCCGAACAGCGTTTCCGGTATTGTGAGCTGAATTTTGTTCAGCGCCCCAATGATGAAGTTGACCGCTTTCACGCCGATGGTTGCAACCTGCTTCAGGAAGCCGATGATGCCCAGAATCACAGGCTCTACCACAGGAAGCACCTTACCCACCAGATCCACCGCCACCTTGATGGCGTTGACCAGTGTGGTGCCTACCAGGCTTACCACCGTAGACAGCAGCGGCATGACCGCCGGAATGCCTTCATTCACGATAAAGCCGAAGATCTCAGTCAGCACCGGCTTGATGTGGTTTACTCCCAGATCTACAATCTGAGAGAACACACCGGCGAACGATTCAATCAACGGCATAACCGTCTGGATGGCAGGGGTCATAGCTCCGAACACGTCACCCAGATTTAGCCCTCCGATACTGAAGCCGGATAGCTTTTCCTGGATGCTCTGCAAGCCCTCCGGGGTGGTGAGCTGCCCGAACACTTGCTTTACAGTGTCGCCGACACCGGCTATCTTTCCGGTAAATTTGTCAAAGACGGCAAGCCCGCCCTCGCCAAATACCATTCCGACGATGTTGCGGATGTCCTCGAAGTGATCTCCCAACAACGAGACTGCCGCAACGATTGTACCGATGCCGGTAATAACCGGGCCGAATGTGCCAAGCAGTGCCATGAATCCGCTGCCCAGTTTTGCGGCCACTGGGCCTACCGTCGTACCCAGTACGTTCAGCCCTGCGCCGCCGACATTCAAAGCTCCCTTCACCGTACTCAAAGCGCCGCCGCCGATTTTGGATGCTGCACCCGCCACCTTGCTGCCGACACCGAGGACGGTAGAACCCACTTTGGACTGGCTGACAGTCTGCCATGCATTGGACAGCCCATTTCCAATGACCGTCTTTCCTGCACCGAGGAAATTTTTCACTCCACCGGCCATACCTCCAAGGTCAAGACCGTTCGGTCCTGCAATGCCGGAAAGAATCTGTCCCGCAACACCGCCGGTCTTGGCGATAAATCGTCCAACCGGATTGCCGCTTCCGAACCCCACCAGAGCATTTTTCAGGCCGCCCAGCGATTGCCCGACATTGGAAACATACCTACCGGAGCCGGAGTTTTTCAGCACGCCCAGTAGGCCACCGTTCGTGCTAGCTTCCAGCACATCATTTACAAAACCGGTGTTTCCTTTCTTGGTTCCGCTTCGCAGGCCCTTGAAATTTTTCAGTGTTGCCCAGATGCCGACACCAGCGCCGTCCAACGTCTGCCCAATTTTTCCAAGGCGCGTTGTGGGCTGCTGCGCTCCGGCACCGGCCATCTGAACGCCGTACTTTGCATTTTCAGCAAACATTCCGGCATTCGATTTTACAAAGGATGCGCCACCAACTGCCCGTTGGATCAGGCTTGTGGGTGTCAGTGCTCCCATCAGATTTCGGACAGTGATGCCTCCGAATGTTCCGCCTGGGGCACCGCTCGGTTTTCCGCCGATTGCAATGTTCCCGATGGTGTTCAGCAGCGAGGATCCTGTGCTATAAGCCGTCGGTGCAAAGCTCATAGCTCCGAACGCCGCGACTATGGCAGCAATGGCCTCTGCCACTTCCGGCCCATGCTCTGCTGTGTAGTCGATGCCCTTCTGGATCCACGGCAATGCCGCCTGCGCCGCATTGCCAATTCCAAGCAGCGCGGAGTGCAACATCGGCAGAATGCCATTGACGATGTTGGACAGATCTGGCAAGCTCTCGGTGATACCGTTTGCTATGTCAATCCACATGGATGTCAGTTCTTTCTTTGCTGGAAGGAACTGATTGCCCACATTGATAAGCAGGCGGTCTGTCGCATTACTTGCCATCTGGCTTACCGCTTTGCTGGTGTCCAGACGAACAAGCAATTCTTTCTCCATGCTGCCGCTGTATGCGCTGGTATCACCAGCCATAAGCAAGGCATTCTGGAACGCAGGCAAGTTGCCCACAATTTTTGAAACGCCCTCAATGGCCCACTGTCCAAACAGTGTCTTGATGGTCGCAGTCTGCTGGTACTTGTCCTGTTTCGAGATCGCCTCAAAGACTTTGTACAGAGTGCTTGCTGCACCATCTTCTCCGTTCGGCCCGGTGGACTGCATATCCTTTGCAATCTGCACAGGATCAAAACCGAGTTTGTCCCATGCGCCCACCTGCGCATCCGTTGCACTGTTGCCAAGGGTGATGTTTGTAAACACACGGTTCAGGCTTGTTCCAGCCTTTCCCTCATTAACGCCCATAGCCAGCATGGTGGCTGCCAGCGCAGAGGTCGTGTGCAGGTCAACGCCGGCTGTCTGGCCGACACCGCCGGACGTATTCACCACGCTGGCGATTTCCGCCGCCGTGGTAGCCATGTGGCCGCCCAGATAGTTGATGGAATCTGCAATGTCGATAATCTGGTTGTGGGTCTTACCAAAAGCGGTTTCCCACTTTGCCATATAATCGGCCGCAGACTTTGCATCAATGTCCCACGCGGCAGCTAGCCGGGCCGTATCGTACAGGTAGCTTTTTTCTCCGGTTTGCTGGTTATCCAGAAAGATTTGCTCATAGCTCTTACCGGACTGTCCCAGCGATGCGGCGATCTGCGCCATCTCGTCCCGTTTGATTGGGACCTGCGTGGTCATCTTGAGGATCGCGTCCTCCATGGTGGCACGCTTTTCCGGGTCAATGCTGCCGTCATCGTTCATGATGCCGCCAACATACTTGACTGCATCTGCCGCCTGGGCTTGGTATTCCTCTGCCATGGAGGTTGTCTTTTTAATCATGACAGCGGACACAGTTGTCAGCGTCGCCATGATTCCAAGCCCAGTCTTTCCGATTACGCCCAGAGTGTTTGCTACCGTGCTGCCTAGTGACTTGGTTCCCGTCAATGCGTTTGCCAGATCACCGGTCAGCCCCTTCGTCTGCTTTATTGCAGTTACAAGGGACGGGTCCACCTTGCCCATGATGCGGATGCTGAGGTCTAGTGCTCCATTTCCCGCCATACGTCTGCCACCTCGTTACACAGATCCACCAGCTCCCGCCGGGGCAGGTGCAGCAGATCCGTCATGTTGGAATGCGTGGCAATGGATAGCTGGATAGCCGCTTTCCGAAGTCCTTTTGCCCCGCCTTTTACTCGAAAAAATCAGAGTTTACAGCATCACGCAGCTTAACCGCCTCGCACAGCGGCAGACCAGCAAAGAAGTCCACCGGGTAGCCGGTGCCCATGCTGGCGATGATGCAGCAGTACAGGTAGTTGCGATGCGTATTCACCGGTGCAAATCCGCCCGCAGCCATACGGTTTTCTGCCATGGATTCGCTCATAGTGTTCAGTTCGCCCACGCCGGACAGGTCGATGCCGTCAAAGGTCTTGCCCTTCAGTTCCGCCTTTTCGCTGCCCTCGTAGGTGTAGGGCGCTGCAAACTTCAGGGTGTGAGATTCCAGCTGCTTTTTCACTTCATCGGCGTTCTCGCTGTTATCCATGCCCTTGATAACCGCCGCCTGCACTTTCTTGATCTTGCCGCGGGGCATGAGCTTGAAGAACTCCACCGGCTTTCCAGTAGCCTTAACAGCCATTTCCTGTGCAAAGGAAGTGGTCATTTCCATCGCGTACATGGCCGCCGTCTCGTTGCCGATGCTTTTCTGAATGTCGATCAAGTCCTGCACGGTCATCTTCTCCATGCCAGACAGATCCAGACTGTCATACTCCTTGCCCTCAAACTTATAGGGCTTGTCGAACTTCACGATATTGTCCATTGCTGTTTCCTTTCCAAAAGACAATCAGCCGCCCCACGCCGGGACGGCTGACTTCTTCATGTATCGGGTTTAGATAAGAGCGTTGATCTCGGCACGCATATCCTCGCCATCAACATAGTAGCGGCCTGCAAACTTGTCGATGTCGATAACGGTAGTGCCGTCAACCTCCATCAGGTAACGGGTGACTTCGAGCGTGGTGGTGCTGCCCATGGTGTCGGCACGCTTCAGCTTGCCGGGATCCAGTTCCTTGGGACGACCACCCAGGACGACGCGCAGGCCCTTGTAGGTGTAGCCGCCGTTCTTGTTGTCGTTCTGCATGGCAGCGCGCAGGGTAATCTGGATGTTCTTGTTGGGGTTCATCATCTTGGTGGCGTAGCTGTACATGGTGTTCCAGTTCAGCGTTGCCTCCATGGATTCAAACTGACCGGGCACGGGAGAATCGACTTCGCCTGCAATGCCCATGCCGGACACGGAGGTGGTCTTGTTCTTGATCTTGGGCAGGGTGACTTCATCTGCCAGACCAATGAGCAGGTCATCTTCCGTGTACGCATTGTAGTCATTGATGACCTGGGGAACCAGGTCACTGGAAATATTCAGAGCCATAGGTCATTCCTCCTGCTTACAGAGACAGAGCCGAGGTCAGTGCGCCGGCCTCATACTCCATGGTGTTGTTGATCTGCTTAAAAGGCGGGAACGGCGTGCAGAACTGATAGAAGGAGTAGTGTCCTGCAACCAGTTCAGCGGTCGTGTTGCGGTCGGGGTCTGCCTTCATGCTGTAGCTGGCGCATACCTCGGTAGAGACATAGACGCTGCCCTTCATGTTCTCGCTGTCGATGATGGACTGAAGGCGCTTCTTGTTCATGGGCTTATCCAGCTTGCTCATGTTGTCCAGAACAAAGCTGGTCCAGGAGTGGTTGAAGAAGCGGCGGACACAAAGGAAAGCGTCCTTCGGGTCGGTGTTTTTCGGGTAGCAGCAGGTCTCATTGCCCCACACAACAAAGTCGCCGGAGCGGATGAAGGTCGCCACGCCCTGCTCATTCAGCACATTGCCCTGCTCCTGATCCATCAGGACTTCGGTGCCATCTTCCAGGCAGGCGGAGGAAATGGGTACGCTGACATTGGACGGGCTGGCATTAGGCGTGTCGTTGTACAGGCTGTCGTTGTAGACTGCCGCAGCAGCGGCCAGAGAGCTACCGCTGTAGATGGTGCTGCCGATCTTGCCGTACAGCCACAGGCCATATGCTTCACGAGAAGTTGCGCCCTGCTTGACCTTCTGGTTTGCCACGTCGGTGTACTTGCGTGCACCGGAAGCGGAACTGTCGATGTCAACAAAGCACACTGCATCGAAAACGCCATTGATCTTGCGGCACTTTGCCTGGAGCGCTGCGCACACCATGGGATCCTTGGAGAAGCGGGGTGCCAGCAGAATGCCGGGAACCATGCCCAGCTTGGGGAACACCTGTCTTACCACTTCCAGTCCAGTCTCTGCGCCGGTGGCCGCATTCACGCCGCCCACGATGTCGGCAGCGGTGATTTTGGTCGGGTCAAGAATGGAACCGGAAACGGTCAGGGCCGTTGCGCCGTCGCCTTTGCCGCCGTTGACCAGGGCGATGCTCACAGTGCCATCATCATTGAAGCTGGCCGAATAGTCCTCGTCCGCCGTGAGCACGGTCTGCTCCTTCTTCACGACCAGCTTTTTCAGCAGGATGCCGGTCTCGTCGATCTCTGCAATGCCGTCATTCACCTGAACGGTCTTGTTGGACAGTTCAGTGATGTGCTTTGCATTCGCAGGATCCAGGACGTTGACCACGACGATGGGGGAAATGCCCATCACCTGAAAACTGGCGCTCACCGCCTCACACAGGGTATACTTTGCAAAATCGTCGGAATAGCCCACTGCGGCGGCAGCTTCTTTGAAGGTATTCACCAGCATCGGCGTATTCACCGCTGCTTCCGGGTCATCCAGCATATTAACGGGGGCCGTACCCACAACGATCTGCAGGCCGGAGTTGACCGTTACCGGAGCGGTGACGCTGGTCGCTGCTTCGGTCTTGTTAAAGCCATGAGAAATAGCCATTTGTCATATCCTCCTTACTTCATCAGGTCGGTGGCCTTCTTGTAGAGAATGTTCTCTCTGGTGCCGTCCTGTTCGATCTTCACGCGCATTTCTGCGAGCTTGTCCAGCGGAACGATCAGCGCCTTCAGGAACGGCACCTGCTCCACTTTTTCTTTCAGCTTTTCGGGCAGGCCATCCACGAATACGGTGTACTGCGGGGCAATGCCCTTGACGGTCGGCCCGCAGTACGCCGCAGCGCCGGTGGTTTCCGTCACAGGCTGTGCTTCTTTCACAGCCTCGGTTTTCTTTTCGGTCTTTTCGATGCTCATATCAAAGCCTCCACTTCTTCGTTTTTCAGGGTGTTGGGCGTTTCGCAGATCAGGTTGACAATGCCCCAGTAGTAGAAGTCCATGTCATCATCCGAAAGATCCCATTTGCGTGGATATCCCACTTTGAAAGCCTCGCCAAACACAGGCTTCCGCTTGAAGTGCTGCATGATGGCTTCGATGATGTTTCCCGTATCCTCATATCCCTGCCGGTCAGTTCCCCGGTCATAGCAGCAGATGATAAGCTGCAAAAGGACCAGTTGCGGATCCTTTTCGTTCACCACCTCGCCGCTCGTTCTTGATACGATAATGCACGGGAAGTTGGATTCATTTGTGTCCACATCGTCGTCATCATCGGTCGGGGACGGGATAAACTGTTTGAAGATTTTCAGCGACTTTTCGCTCTCCTGTCCCGTGAACTTCATGTCCCGGAACAGTTCCTTCAGCTCGTCAATCATGGCCTGCTGGCACATTTCGCTGGTATAGCCGGTGATTTTTTCGGCCATATCAGATCACACCCTTTCGTTTTGCATTGGCGATCAGTTGCCGGACGCGCCGTTCGGTGTTGTCCTGCAGCATCTGTTCTACGGTCTGTTCCTGCATCTCCCACACGGTATGGTGCATTGCGGAGCCGGAAGGACTGGACAGTGTTGCCAGCTTCTCGTTCGGCTTCCAGCGTTTCTTGCCGCTCTCCGTGTAGTCCTTATCCGCAGGTACTCCGAGTTGACGTTGTACCATGCCGATGTGCTTCGACTTGAACTGTACCAAGAAGCCCTTGCTCTTATCGCTGGTGCCGCCCAGAGCAATCATTGGACTGCCTTTCAGGACGTGCGCCCGAAAAACGGGCGGCGCATTGCGGACAGACGGGCCCATGAAGGGCTTTGTGGGGCTGGTTCTGAAATAGCCTAGGTCTGCCCGGAATGCGCCGGGGTCGTTCTTCATAATAGCAAGGATAGCGGTAGGCCGCCGGTTGGTGGCCTTCTGGCGCTGACGCAGATCTTCGATCATGCGTCTACCGGCCGCGTTCAGGTCGTAGCGCTTCTTCACTTCGGTCAGCATCAACTTGCGCGTCTGCCGCGCCGTGGTGTTTACGGCTACCTTCAGCGCCGCCGGGGTTTTGTTTCCCAGTACGCCAAGAGCGCGGGTCACTTCCGCGTCATCAACGGAGACCGTCAGGCTGGAAGCGTCATAGTTGGTATGGAAGTATGCCAACTTACCTCACCCTTTCCAGTTCCATGCGATACATACCCGCTTTCAGAGAGCAGGATTTGATGCTGTAGATCCGTTTCTTGTCCAATGTGATCTGCTTGCCGCTCTTCGGCATCGGGCCGTAGTCCTTCTGCTTCACGAAAAGCAGCAGGTCAGCCTTGTACATACCCTGGTCAAAGGACTGCTTTGCTCCGCCTTCCCAGTGCGCCGGGCGTTCAAGTACGCCGGGGTGCTGCGTGATGCAGAGCATCAACTTATCATCTATGTACCGTTCTTCTGCAAACTCGTTTGGGTTGAAGATCACGTTCTGCACATCCTGCGCAACGTAGTCTTTGAACGTAGGAAACGGCTTCGGAGTGTCCGGTGTGCCGTAGTTCTGGTCAACATCCAGCATATCCGTGCTCCTTCCCGTATCAGCAGACGGTAGCAACCAGCCAGCTGTCCACCTTGTCGGGGATGGTCAGCGGACGGGTCTGCAGCTCAAGGATCATGCGGTCAGGACCATGCTTCACATAGGTGCGCAGCAGGCGGTTAGTCTGAGCGGTGATAGTGCGCTTGGTGTCGTCGATGTAGGAAGTCAGGCCGTAAGCACGCATGAAGTTCGGGTTGGAGGGCATCAGAGCGATCTTATTGTCATCCACCAGCCGCTTGGTAACGGGAGCAGAAGGATCGGTCCAGTCGTCCAGATAAACCTCACCGTAGGTGTAGATGTCCAGACTAGGCTTGCTCAGGTGGCCGATATAGCGCGCGCCGTTGGGCAGATCCTTGGGGTTGATGATGCCCAGTTCGATGCGGCGGTTGTCCAGCATATTCTGCACGTTGGTGTCGGCCAGGAAGTTGCGCAGAGCGGTCTTACCCATGACAACATGATCCACGTTGGCAAAGCCATTTTCCAGCACCTGATCCACCCAGTCCTCCAGGTCATCCAGAGGCTTAGCGGCAGATGCGCCCCATTTCTTCGTACCTTCCAGCTTCACCTTGTTGGTGAAACCGAAGTCGATCACCTTGTTCACGCCGGGGCCGACGACAGGAATCTGGCCGTCCATGATGGTGCGCACTGCCATCCACTCCTCGCGGCGGGTTGCAGCATCGTTCAGACGCTGGTAGTCCTCGATCAGCTGCTTGGCGGCGCGTTCTTCGGGGGTCATGCCGGAATACAGATCCTCGCCGGGCATACGCTCCAAAGCGTCGTTTGCGGTGGTGACAGTCAGAGGGTTAATCAGGGGCGGAGTAAAACTCTCGGTCTGGTAGCCCTCATTCTTGAGCACCTGACCGCCGACCAGAGGATGCACGAAGGAAGCCATGCGGCGGTCGCCCTTCACCACGTCGATGTCCACGCTCTTGGTGGCAAAGGTCTTGACGTTGGTGAAATAGTTGTCCAGGAAGAAAGTGCGTACCAGAGGAGTGGTGCGCACGACCTCGGCCAGATACCGAGGCTCATAGATACTGATTTCGTTAGCCATAGTTGTTGTTACCTCCTACTCACTTCAGGAAGATGCCCAGATTGCGCAGAGCAACTTCAACGTCTGCCGCTTTTACGCCCTCAGGCAGTGCCAGACCGTCGGCGAAAAACTCACCCGTCAGATAGACCGGCACTTCCTCGTCTGCTGCTGCGCTGTCTGCGGTGATGCCGTACAGCCCAGTAACGGACAACGGATTGCTGCCGTCCACCTTGGCGATGGGCTTCACCTTGCCATCAGCCAGCAGCACCGGTGCGTGTGCCTCAACTGCTGCGCTGGCTTTTTTGGTTGCCTTTGCGATACCGATGTCCGTGCCGGCAATAAAATGCTCCGGGGCAGTGGAATAGATCTTTCTTTCCAGATCCATGCTCATAACCTTGTCCTCCTTACTTCACGCCGTTCATCTTGCGGATTGCGTTCATCAGGCCCTTTTCCTGTGCTTTCTCCGGCTCCGGGTTTGCAGGCGGCGGATTGGTGATGTTGTTCGCGCCGGAAGTCTGGGCGTTGGCCTTCGCCTTGTCCAGATAGTCCTTGCTCTGCTTCTGCTGCTTTGCCTTCATGCTGGCAATGACAGCCTTTGCAAAGGATGCAGAATCAATGGGCTTCACAAACTTCGCCTCATTCGCTTCATCCTCTGCGCCGGGCAGGGTGGCGTTCTCGATCTCCTGAATGCGGGTGCGCTCGGCATTGATAGCCTCGGTCTCGATCTTGGCTACCATATCCGGGCACGCCTTGCGGAGATCATTCACGGTCTTGATGTCCTTAATGTCCATGTGTGTTACCTCCCCATGGGTTTTGTTCCCCGGCTGATCCGCCGGGGGTGTATTTTCAGTCTGGGCCGCGGTCTTATCCACTACCCGGCTTCTGACAAAGTTCGGTGCCTTGTTGAACGGGGTGTTCATGCTGATGCTGTTGACGAACAGGATGCCGTTGCGGTTCTCCACAACAGAATCGTCCGCTTCGTCGTCCACCTCGTCCACAAAGCCTTTCTCCTTGGCTTCCGTTGCCGTCCACCAGTTCGTTTCATCCATCCACTTGGCGCATTCGTCCTCGGTCTTGCCGGACTTCTTGGCGTACAGAGTGACGATGCTGCTGCGGATGGTTTCCAGCGCCTTCAGGCAGTTGTTGAGATCTTCTGCGGTCAGGTAATCGCAGACGCCCATGCTGACCGGATGCACCATGTAGCTGCCGTCTGCCGCTGCCACTACCTTGTCTGCATGGCAGGCAACAATGGTTGCTGCGCTGGCGCACAGGCCGTCGATGTGGGCGGTCACGGTGGCTGCATTGCGTTCCAGCATATTGCCGATTGCCTGCGCCGCAAACACATCACCACCGCCGGAGTTGATGTACACAGTGATCTCCTTCACATCGCCCAGGGCGGCGAGGTCATCCGCAAACCGTTTCGGGGTCGCGGCGTCCTCCCACCAGCTGCGCTCGGAAATATCGCCGTAAAGCAGCAGTTCCGCTTTCTGGTCATCACCGGCCAGATTGCGGAACTGCCAGAACTTATCATTCGTCATCTTTTGGTTCGTCTGGGAATTGGGTTTGCTCATTTAGACCAACCTCCTTCATTTTTTCCATTTCGCTTTTGCGCTGCCTCATGTTTGCCCGCCAGTTCCCGCCGGTCATCTGGGCAGTTTCCTGCTCATTGGTGCTGATGCCCTGCCGAACACGCAGAATCGCCGCCTCAATCTCTTTCTTGGCGTCCAGATTGGTGCGCGCCGGACCATTCCATGTGCAGCCCATGTAGGCTTTCGCCACAGCCGGGTCATCAAAGAAGCCAGGTGCATTGATGCGTCCACGGGCTACCGCTTCGGCAAACCATTTCTCGTAGGCTGGCTGGCAGAAGTCTGCTGCAAAGCTATCCCGCAGCACGCCGCAGGTGCGCCAGAACTCGTTCAGTGCGCCGCGGCTTGCGGAATAGTTGGAGCTGAATTTCTTATAGAGCACCTCACTTGGGATCTCTACGCCGGTTGCCACCTGATTGGACATGGCTGTCATGAAGCCGTCATAGGTTGTGGTCGGGTGCTTCGGGTCGAATACGCTCGTATCCTCTCCCGGTGCAAGGTCGAACACAGCGCTCGGCGCAAGGTCGATGCCCAGTTCATCGGGCGGGGTGTTCGGGTCCTCCGCCTTATCCGCCGGTTCCTCGCCGAACGGTGCTTGGCTGGTCGGGTTTTCATGCTTGATAAACAGCGTGATGGACGATGCCACGATGGCCGCCGCCAGCTCCGCTTCCGTGTATCTGCCCATCTGTTTCAGCGTGGGCAGCACCGGAGCCAGCAGAGGAACGCCGCGCCGCTGCCCGGCGCGTTCCCTCTGGGTGACGCACAGGATGTTCGGCTCTCCCGTTTCCGGGTCGCGGGCTTCCACCCGCGTCCATGTCAGCGGCACCGTGCTGTCGTATGCCAGCGGATGCCGACTTGCTATCCAGTACGCCACCACCGCGCCGTCCCGGTTCGTTTCCACGCCCTGCACGATCTGGAACACATCATGCCCGTCTATCTTGCAGGGTGCCATTATGTCCGTCCGGTCAGGGCTGCAAATCAGGTCTGCTTCGATCAGGCGCAGCCGCAGAGCATACGGCCAGTGCGGATGTTCGCTGAACTGTACCGCCGCAAACGCATCGCCGTTCATCAGGAAGCTGGTGAATGCCAGCGTCTGCAACCGCCAGAAGTTATCCATGCCAGCAGCATCGCAAAGGGTGCTGTCCGCCCAAAGTTCAAATTCGCGGGAGATCTGCGCCTGCAATCTGTCCGCTTGTTCCTCGTTCAAATGCAGATAGTCCGCATCCACCTGCGGGGTCGGCACAAGGCCGCTGCCCACCACATTGGTGCGCAGGGTCTTGATGGCACCCGTTGCCAGAGGGATACCCATGTAAGCGTCTCGGCTCCGCTTGCGCAGTGTTTCCAGATTGTCCTCGATGTCCTCTTTTGCGCTTCCGCCGCCAACGTGCCAGCTCCGCATAGAGCGGGATGTGTGGGACGCGCCATAGTTCCCGTAACCGGTGCCGTTGTTTATGATAGACAGCGCCGTGCGGGCCATAGCGCGGCGATACCCCTTTTCGGGGGAGATTGCCGCAATGGCCTTATCAAGGAAATTCGCCATGTGCTCCACCTTCCTTACACGTCATGCGGAGAGAAGTGGTAGATCCGGTTTCTGCCCCGGCCCCTTTCCTCCGCTTCCGCTTCAGCCACTTTCTTTTCCCAGAAAGCAATGCTTTCCCGGACCTGTTTCAGGCTGGCGCGGGTCAAGACCATCTGCTCGATCTGGTAGCTCTGCCCGGTCGATACGGCAGCCTCAGCTTCCAGCCACATATCAAGGTGCCGCTGGGCGGTCTCTTTTGAAATAACAGGCATTGGTTAGATACCTCCCGATCTCCTTCTGCGGTACTGGCGCTGTTGTGCAGGACGCTGTGCATCCTCACCGGGGATTTCCAGACCGGGCGGGTTGCTGATTTCCAGCGCAGCCGTCGCGTAGTTCCGCACGTCAAATGCTTCGTTACGTTTCTGCGCCGGATCCTTCAGCTCCCACCGTTCCACTTTGCGGCCAGACTTCCAGCGTGTGACCTTGTGTTCCGCAGTAAGCATCTTGAAATAATTTTCGTCATACCCGGCATCTTCTGCCGCCGGGAAGTGGCAGTAGTTTGGGCCTTTGATAAGCACTTTCAGCCGGGCAAGGACGTGGTTCTTGCCGGTGTCAACGCCCAAGGTGAACAGTTCACCCTTGACGCGGTTGTTCTGAGTGGGGTTGCGCAGGTAGGGTACGTCCATGCCGCCGCGGCCTTTGATGGCCCAGATATGCCGTTCCTCCCGTTCTTTGCAAAACCGGATGACCTGATCCGGGAAGTGGCCGCCACTGTCCATGCAGACAGACCGCAGGGACAGTTCCGTGCCATCTTTCTTTTTCCAGGTCTTTGATAAGAACTCGTCCAGATCTGCCCACACCTGACCGCGTTTCAGGTCGCCGTAGATGCGTTGGTACCGGATGCCCCAGCTTTCTCTGCCGATACCCCAGCCCACCACTTCGGCCTCGAAGCGGTTATCCTGGGTATCGACACCAGCCGTCAGGCACACTACGCCGTCCGGGACTTCGGCCTCGTAGAACTCGCGGCGGTCCAGCAGGTTGTTTGCCTCCACCGCTTCGCCCGGTTCCTCCCACGGCAAGCCCAGGTCGGTGTTCACAAAGACCTGCATCTTCTCGTAATCTCCGCGCTGTGCATCCAGGTCAGCGGCAATAAAGTCCTCCACGATTTTGTCCCACCCGCAGAGGGTCGAGCCTATCTTGTTCATGTGGAAGCCCCGCACAGACCGTTCCGGGTGCTCTGCGTGCCACCTGCCTTGCACGCTGTTTTTCTTCCAGCGGTATTCGTTGTCAAGGCAGCCGCACTCGGCGCAGCGGTATTGCACGCCGCCTTCCGGCCACCTGTCTTTATCGAATACCATGTTGTCCCAAACAAAGGGCTGATAAAAGCCGCAGTTCGGGCAAGGCACCGTCCATTCCTCTTGGGTGGATGCGTTGAACTCGTCCAAAATGCGGCTGTTGTTTTTGTCGGTGGGGGTCGATACCAGCACCGTCTTGTAATCCCAGTAGGTCGTTTGACGCTGCTCGGCCAGCATGACCGGGTCGCCTTCTTTGCCGGCGCTGGCTTTGTAAGCGTCCACCTCGTCCGCCAGCAGCACCTTGATGGGGCGGCCGCGCAGATCGGTCGGGGCGTTTGCGCCAACGATGGTCAGTTGACCACCGGCGAAGTTCTTTTTCATGATCGTGTTGCCGGAGTAGCGGCTCTTGTTATCCACAAGGCCCCGAAGCACCGGAGTGTCCCGGATCATGGTAGCCAGACGGTCTTTGCTGAAGCTCTCGCCCAGGTTCACCGTAGGCTGCACGATCATGATAGGGGCCGGGTAGTAGCTCATGTAGTACCCGATGGTATTCAGGATCAGGCCGTCGGTCTTGCCGGACTGGGCGCACATCATGGCTACCACCTTGCGGATATGGACATCCCCGATGGCATCCATGATCTCCCGCTGGAAGGGTGCATTGTCCGTATTCCAGCGGCCCTGCGCTGCGGATGCTTCCGCCGACAAGCGGCGGTAGTTATCTGCCCACTGACTAAGGGTCAGGTTCGGGGGCGGCTTCAGCGCACCCAGTGCCCGGCTGAACATCTGTGCAGTCTGCGGTTCCAGGTGGATCATTGCCATTGTTGCCGCCGCCTTTCTTCACACAGCCGCCGAACGGGCAGAACTGCTGGATCTCATTCAGCCGGGTGCCCCAGACACAGCCCCGGCATTTATTCTTCCTGCTCATCTTCGGGTTCCTCCCCCGCTGGTGCTGCCAGCGCAATTTCGGGGTCACTCAATTCCACAAGTGCTTCCTGCACTGCTTTTTGCAGAATATCGTGGGCTTCCGCCGGGTCGGTCAGCTGGGCCATGGTACTTGCGTACTTAGTCGGGATGGTTTCCAGCCTGTTCTTGAAATTTGCAAAGATGGTTTTCAGGGCGCGTTCTACGTCCTCGGTGCGGTGCAGGTCGCCTTGGGCTTCCTCCATCCGCATTTTCTCGATCTTGCCGCGGGTTTCCTCCCGCTCGGCACGGGCAGCAACAAGACGGGCTTGATCGTCTTTGTTGCCGATCTTGAAGTTCAGGTATTGCCGGACGCAGACCTTCATGTCAAAGACACCGGGCCGGACTTCGGACAGCACGCCCTGATCCCGCAGGTTCCGCACCTGACGGTCAGTGATGCCCAGCCATTCGCCAACGGCCTTACTCGTGTACAGCATCTTTGTCACCGTCCCCTGGTTCTCCGATCTCGCCGGTCGCCCGGATGCGCAGCAGTTCAAGCCGCTGCTGTTCGGTTTCCAGATGCAGCTTGTCCATTTCGTTTTTCTGCATCTGGGCCGCCGCAGACAGGATGCGGCCATGAATCTTGTTCAAGGCTTCCTGCAGCTGCAAGATACGCTGTGCTGGGGTCTCCTTCTGATACATACCGATCTGCTGGTTTGCGCCGTCCCGCTTCCGCTTGCCACGTCCGCCGGGTACTCGCATATCCATGACGCTGGATGTAATCATCTGGTCTGGCGGTAAAGCCTGATACTCTTTGATCTTGTCCAGAATGTACTTTTCCCGGAGCAGCAGCACTCCGATTTCGTGGGAAGTCAGCTCGGTGCTGTTCCGAGGCGCATTCTCTACGATCTGTTTTTCTTCCGGGGTGAGCTTGTCAAAGAAGATGGTCGCATAGGCTCCATCCTTCATTGCATTCTCATTCCCGACAGGTGCCCCGCCGCCGGGGTTGCCCACGGCGTTTTTGTTTCCCGGCTGTCCGCCGGGCTTCCGGGGTGCGGGCGGGTCCCACCCGTCCTTTGCCTTCCAGCGGCGGACCGTATCATATTTAAGATGGAGATCGTCCGCCAGCTGCCGAAGATTCACTTCTCCGTCTTTCTCCATCCGGGCAATGTACTCAGCGCGGGCGGCATCGCGCTCATCGCTTCGCCTTGCCATTTGGTTTTCCTCCAATAAAAAATGCCCCGTCTGGCAAATCATCCAGGCAGAGCATTCAGTTTCGCCGCCGGTCCTGCGGCATTTCTTCGGGTCGCTTACAACTTGTAAGCAACAGTGTATGAAAAAGGCCCCTCGGTTCGCCGCCGTGGGGCCTCTCTCCATAATTCCACTGTACTAAGTATAGCACCAAAACCGTCTTATAACGTCTTATCTTTTGGCGGTCGGGGCTTTCAAATGTAAACACTTTATGACATAGCCACCATTTTGCCAGCCCCGGCAAGATGGTCTATCCCGATTTTGTTGACCTCAACAAGATCACACCGGAATGATTTGTTGGCACCGGCAAAACGTGAGTTGCTTACAAATTGTAAGCGTCCACCATCCCGGTGACGTTACCGCCATGTCCGCCACGGGCTTACATTTTTTTGACTTGTACCCCCTTTTTCGGGGGCCAAAACGCGGAACCCCTTCAAAAAATTTTGCACCTAGAAATATTTTGGGGCTTCGGAACCCGCACCGCGCCCGCCGGCGGGGGGCAGTACCTTTCCGGCGGCGGGGCCGGACGGGGCGACGGCAGGCGGGGCCGGTGCCGGGCCGCCGGTTGGCGGTGCCAAGGGCAGCGGCAGGCCGTCGAGGCGGAGAAGGAAGGGGGCAGGGGGTTAGATAAGGCGGCTATAGCCTAGCTATTGGCTATACTGCAAAGGCCATATGCCGGTCAGGTAAAGAATCTGACCCCTCCGGCGGCGGGCTGCGGTGGGTGGTTTTTGGGAGTTTGATCCTGGCGGCAGGGCTGGCGGGGTGCGGTGTCGGTAGGTGCTGGCGGTGGGCTGCTGGCTGCTGTGAGGTCTGGCAGGGTGTGCAGGCTGTGCAGCTTGTGGGCTGCGGGGTCATCGGTGCGGCGCTGGCGTTGCTGTTGGTGTCGGTCTGCTTCTGGCTGGCGGTGCTGGTGGGCGGGGTGATCTGCTGCGGCGGCGGGGTGCTGGTGGGGTCATCGACCGGGCCGGGCCGTCACTGATCCGCACCGATCCGGCAGGCGATCCGGTGCAGCGGGCAGGCAGCAGGGCCAGCGGCGGGAAGATGGGCAAAAGAAAAAGGCCAGGGCAGACGGCGCGGCGTGCGCTGCTGCTCTGGCCTTTGGTCTGCACTGGCGGCAATGGTTCCGGCGGGGTGCGTCCCGGTGCCGGTGGTGGGGCTGATCTGCTGGCGGTGCCGGTGGGCATGGTCAGCGCTGGCACCGTTCCCGCTGTCGGCGTTCCAGCGTCACGGCTGGCGCTGGCGGTGCTCCATCCGGGCCGGTTTTGGACGTTTGCCGGAGGGGTCAGATTCTCCACCTAACGGGAGTGAGAAGCAGGTGTAGGGCTTTAACCTAGCAGGCTAGAACTCTCCCCCAGTAACCCCCTATAGTCCCCCTTCTTCCCCGGATTCCGCCGGGTCGATCTCCAACGGCTGCCCTTCCTGCTCCATCCGGGCACGGACTGCCTGCAAGATATACCCCTGCAGGCTCTGCCCGGCAGCCGCGGCGGCGGCACGAATCGCTGGCGTGATTTTGAATTTCACTAAATCCGCATCGTTGCCGTTTCTCCTTGGGACAATCTCGCTATCCCGGCCATTATCCCATGCCCCGCCCAAATATTGCCGGGGTAAATAATACGAGCCCGTATACTCGATTTTTTCCAGTTTTCCCGTCTGTGGGTTTCTATGTATCGCCCAATTTGGGGCATTGTATAGGCGCGTTTTCGCTCCGCGCTTTTTAATTTCTTCGATTTCACGGCTTAACAGCTGCTTTCGTGTTCCCCCAATCGGCAAAATAAAAATTATTTCAGCCTCAAATACATCGCCGTTGTTGTAGTCCTCCTGCATTTCCTTCCTGTTATGCTTTCCAGTTTTTAACAAGCGTTCATGCTGATTTATCCGGCTCAAAATGCCCTTTTCTGAACTTCCAACATATTCCCGGCCGTTTGTTTTATTTATAATCGCATATACTCCCGGCCAGTCCTCAATTTCTTCTGCGCTGTTAATTTTCATTTTCCGCCCCTTCTTCCAGTGTTAGCGGCCGCCCTTCCTGCTCCATTCTGGCATCAAGGGCATCAAGTATATAATTTTGCAAACTCTTTCCGCTTGCGACGGCAGCAGCGCGGATTGCTGCGCCTTTGCTCCGTTCCGGGCGAATCGTGATACTATCCCGACTTGCGTTATATTTATAGCTTGCTTTTTTGTGCGCTTCTGAAACAGCCACGTTATTCTCCACTTTCTGCCGAGTCGATTTCTAGCGGCTGCCCTTCACGGGTCATTCTTTCCTGCACGGCGTGCAAGATATATTTTTGCAAACTTTCCCCGCTGGCAGCTGCTGCGGCGCGGATTGCTGCGCCCTGTTGCTTTTTGGGGCGCATGGTTATGCTGTCCTGTCTGCGGTTATACTCTACGTTTGCGCGTTTTCTGGCTTCTGATACTGGCATTATATCGCTCCTTCCGCCCACTTGGAATAAATATATTATACAAATTGGCCGCCGGAACGTCAACGTACAATTTTGCCAGTACGTCGACGTAATTTTTGTGCAAAACAGAGAATGAACGTAGACGTACTTGACCGATGAACGTCGACGTGCTAGAATGCAGTCACAGCAAGCGAGCCGGACAACAGCCGGACGGTTGCGAGTAAGCCGAAAGGAGAGCCAACACATGAGCATTGAATTTTTCAAACTCCCCGCCGCTTTGAAAAAAGCGATCTGGGCCGCTTACCTGGCAGAGTGGAAAAAGAAGCAGGCAGCAAAAAAGCCCGCCACCCACTAAAGCAGGTGACAGGCTTGCAAGATGAATTTTCCACAACGCATCTTGTAAGCCAGTTTACCACCGAAAGGCGGTAAAGTCAAGCGGATGCCCTGGCAGGGTCGCACCGCTCCACCAAAGCGGCCCCGCCCCACTACCCCGGCAGCCCGCCGGGCAAAGCTGAAAAAGCAAAGGAGCATAGAACATGAAACTTGCAAAGAAGATCACCACCGCCGCCGCACTGGCGGCCGCACTGCTGGCAGGCACCGCACCAAAGGCCGCGGCACAATGCCCCTACACCGTCGGCCCTCTGGGCCGCTACATCGCCCCGGCCATTGTGCAGGGCATGACCGCCACCGATGACGGCGCGGTTGAAGTCTGGTGCACCGATGCGCTGGACGGTGACGACTGGTTTTTTACCGTCGATGCAAAAACCGATCTGCGGATTTATGACCGGGTGCAGCTGGTAGTTGATGCCAACGACACCCCGGACAATTTCGCAGATGACAGAGTGGTTGACGCTCTGTTTTGCCATGACTGCACCGAAGATTGAAAGGAGCCCGCGCCATGATGACACTTGAACAGATCCGCCAGCGCAACAAGGCAGAGAACGCCGCAGCCCAGCGCCTGCAGGCTGCCGGGTATCGGCTGGAAGGATGGGACCCCCGCACCGGGCAGCGGATCGCCGCCCAGATCACCGGCGAGAACACCAACGACGAACGCCGCACATTCTACAGCTTTCCCACCTGGCAGGATGCCGCGGCCGCGCTTCTGGGCTGAATGCCCACCGGATGCCCTGGCAGAGCCGCACCGGACAAAGCGGCCCCGCCCCACTACCCCGGCAGCGCACCGGGCACGAAAAACAGAACGAAAACGAAAAGGAGTTTTTGTAATATGAAAAGAGCAACCAGCACCCCCGCCGGGCTGAACGTGAAGAAGATCACCGCCTATCTGAAAGGGCAGGCAAAAAGCCGCAACGCCGTTCGGATCACCTGCCAGAGCGGCAGCGTGTACATCATCACCGGCTATGCAGCGTTCAAGCTGCCCGCCATCCTTTACCGGGATGTTATCCAGCCCGTGACCATGCAGGACGCACCCGCCGACGGCGTGACCATCGTTTCCAGCGATGCCGGGTTTGTGGTCAACGATCCGCACCAGCTGACCGCCGCGCAGATGTTCCAGAAGTTCAGCGCCTGCAAAGAAGAAGTCAAACGCACTTCGATCTTGCAGGAAGTCGAAGCAAAGGGCAAAGTTTGGGGCACGTTCCGAATGTTCCGCAACGGATCCCGGCCCATCATGATAAATTCGGAGTATGACGCTTTTGTGGATCATCACGAATTTGTTTACCACAGCAGCAACAGCCCGTTTGCGCCCATCCTGGCAACGGACACCGTAGACCCGAAGAAAGCCGCCGTTTCCGTGCTCATTGCCCCGATGAAGGCGAACGACGAAATACAGCAGGTATGCAACCGCCTGTTTGCATGATACGAAAGGAGAACGAAATCATGAAGAAGTTTGACAACATCTTTGAACAGGCCCGCGAGATCATCCGCCAGCAGTGGACACTGCAAGACCTGCGCCGGGAAGCCCAGTGCACCGGCAGGCCCGAAGCGGTCCGCCAGCAGATCGCCGCCGCCCGGCTCCGCCTCATCTGCGCCCGCCGCGGCTACCAGCTCAACGCCTGACACGAAACCGGATGCCCTGGCAGGGCCGCACCGGACAAAGCGGCCCCGCCCCACCGCCCAGCATTCCGCCGGGCATATCACGAAACACGAAAAGAGGTTTACACCATGACCACCCCCAACGATGCCCTGGACTTCTACCCCACGCCGGACAGTCTGGCCTTTGATATGGTCTTTTCCCTGCGGGAAGTAAAATCCGGGTTCACCACCTACCCGAAACCCATCCTTGAACCGTCCGCCGGTGATGGAGCGCTTGCGCGTCAGGTCCACGCTCTGGCGTTCAACGTCCACCACGACTATAAGACCGGCGAGGTTGACCAATACGACAAGGGAAAGGCACGAAGCGCAGAGCTTGACTGCATCGAGCTTTCCAGCGACTTCCGCGCCGTGCTGAAGAAAGACGGTTTTCGGGTGGTGCATGATAACTTTCTGACCTTCCGCCCCACCACGAAATACGCTGCAATCGTCATGAATCCGCCTTTCTCCGCTGGTGCCGCACACCTGCTCAAGGCGCTGGACGTCATGCAGGACGGCGGCAAGGTGCACTGTCTGCTCAACGCCGAAACCCTGCGCAACCCCTGCACCAACGAACGGAAAGAGCTGGCCGCAAAGCTGGAAGAGCTGCACGCCACGGTGAAATATATCCCGGATGCGTTCAAGAACGCCCGCCGCGCCGCCCGCGTGGAAGTCGCCCTAGTATCCGTGGACATCCCAGAGCGGGAGCCGGTGAGCCGGATCCGCCTGGATCTGAAAAACGAAACCGCAGAGCGCTTGAAAGAAAACCCGGAGTTTGCCGCCCTGGTATCTTCCGACCCCATCACGGCAGCCATTGAGCGGTACAACGCCGCCGCAGAGGGTGTGCGCTGGATCTATGAAGAGTACAACGGAATCAAGTCGTTGTTTTCCTCTGCCGGCGCTGGTAAGAAAGAAAACCCCGTGATAGCTTTCACGAAATCTTATAACGACGCTATCCGGGAACTGCGCGGGATGTACTGGAAACAGCTGTTTGAAATGCCGCAGCTGTTCGATGCAATGACCTACGAAATGCAGCAGGATTACCAGAAGCGAATCAAAGAGCTTGAAGGCTACGACTTCAGCGCGTACAACATTCTGACCGTCCGGGAAGAAATTTCACGAAATCTTCTTTCCAGCATCGACCACGAAATTATAAAGCTGTTCGACGACTGGACGAACCTGCATTATAACGACGAGTACAGCAAGAACGTGCATTATTACAACGGCTGGTGCACGAACTCCGCGTACAAGATCAACCGCAAGGTGATTTTCCGCTGCAACGCCTTTGATACATACGATGGGCGTTTCTGCCCCCGGTACAACGCAACAGGCCATGTTGCCCAGATCGAGCGGGTGCTGCACTTCCTGGACACGAACGGCAAGCCCTACAATGGGGACGAACTCCGCGCCGTTCTGGATGCCGCCGAAAAGAGCGGCCAGACCCAGAAGATCCAGCTGCACTATTTCACCGCCACGTTTTACAAGAAAGGCACCTGCCACATCGAGTTTACGAACACGGACGTTTTGAAGTCTTTCAACCTCTACGCCGGACAGCGCAAAGGCTGGCTGCCGCCCACCTACGGCAAAAAGAGCTATCACGATATGGCCGCCGCAGACCGCCGGGTGGTTGACAGCTACGAGGGGGAGGCCAGCTACACCGACACCCTCACCCGGCACCTGATCCCCACGCAGAGCACATTCTTACAGCTGAACGCTTAACACAGAACCGGATATTTTGGCAGGGCTGCACCGGGCAAAGTAACCCCGCCCCATCTTCCCGGCATTTGCGTCGGGAACATCACGAAACAGAAAGGAGGTATTTTCATGGTTCGATGTTGGATATACTCCGCCGGGCCGGATCAATGCCAATGCTACAACGTGGATGACGAAAACTTGGCTGATCTGGCAGCACAGGCGCAATTCCTAGAGGACTTCCGCGCCCAGCGTGCAGCAAACCCGGCTTTATACCGGCAACTGCTCAATATGCTGGTGCCCGCCGCCGATGCCATTCCCATGCGCAACTATACCGGCCTGCCGTTCTGACAGCCAGTGTCCCGGCAGCCCGCCGGGAGTATCACGAAATCCAGTATCACGAAAAGGAGCAACAACCATGAAGAACCAGGGCACCATCGCCCAGATCCAGTGCCCGGAACCGGTGACAGAACGTCACCGCTTGACCGTGCCCCGCCTCGCCGACCTGGTATCTCTGCACGAAATCTTCTTGTCTTTTATTGCTTTTGTTTGCGTTTTGTTCTATCATGACAGTAACGAAACACGAAAAGGAGGTTTCCCGTTATGACTATGATTCCCGCCTTCGGCCCCTGGACAGAGCATCCCGCAGACACTGACGAAGAAAAGCGCCTTGCCAGCGCCCAGCAGAGCAAGACCAGCCCGCTTTCCGTGGACAAGGAACACGAAACCGGGGTTTTCTATGGATCCGGCAAAGAGCCGTACCAGACCAGCCTTGCAAGCTGCACCTGCAACGATTTTGTAAAGCGCAAAAAGCCCTGCAAGCACATTTTCCGGCTGGCTATGGAGCTTGGTATCATTGATGCGGCCTATAAGACGGGCCGCAGCACCGGCGAACGAAACGAGGCGCAGATCAGCTTTGCAGACAGTGTTGCTCTGGTGGAGCAGCTTTCCGACGCGGCACAGAACGCAATCAAAGATATGCTGTATTACACCAGTGAGCGCATCGACGACCGCCAGAAGCCTGTAACCTGTCACGATCTGGATCTCGTGCCGGAGCTGCGCACGTCGCCCCTGCTGCACGAAAACCCTTACCCGCTGGCAGAGGTATTGAACGATCTGCCCAAACCGCTGGTTGTGCAGATTTTGAATGCAGTCCACCGGGACGACAAGCCCAAGCGAAACGCCGCAAAGGCTGCGATCGTGGAATGGCTGGTGCGGAATGTGCCCATGCTGGCAACGGAACTGCCGCCGTGCGCTTCCTTCTCCTTTGTTGAGGTGTTCGACAAGGCCCAGAGGGACGTTTACAAGTATCTTCACCGCAAGTATGACATGGAAACGGATTGGTATTCCGGTGTTCAGTACCCCGCCGGGTCTGGTCTGTTGAACGAAAACGAACTTGTTTTCTACTTCCCGGATGACCGGATCACCGCCGCGCTCACGAAACGCGGTTTCAATCGCTGCCTGAATGGGTACATCCCCACGAAATCAAAATAGAAAGTTTTGTGTCCAAAATATCATATCTTGTTTGCAGATTATGATTTTTCGTACACGAAATTCACTTTTTTGTGAATGAATTGGACTTTTCCGTGCTCAAAACTTCAACTCATTCACGAAAACCGCACGAAATGGAGCATTTTCATGGACGAAGCTGAATTTTTTGCTCCTTGGCGGCTGGTGGCTGCCTTTGCCGACGGCTCCCGGCTGACTTTCGACGGATTGACCGAAGAACAGGCACAGGAAGCGATGGAAGCCGCCCAGAAGGAACACGGCGACATTGGCTGGTACGACGGTGTGACCGATGTGAACTACGAGAACGGCAGATACTACAAAACCATCCCCGAACCACCCTGCGTGAACGTCGTTGACTTCACCGGTTACGATGGGCCGCTCGACGAAAACGGTTTTCCTGTCGGCCTGATGGACGAAATCGCCCAGAACGCCAAAGAGGAAGGCCGTGATCCGAACGAACCGCAGATCATCTTCAAGCGCAACGCTCCGCCGGATGACCAGCCGCCACACGAAAAGTAAATCACGAAATCCAAAAAGCCCGCCAGGTCGATGACCTGACGGGCTTAAAGTGTTGAAAGGATGGTTTGTATGAAGTTAAACATGGATTGCGTCCGCGCCGTTATGCTTTGCGCAGAAGAGTACACAGACTATAACCACTATTGCTATTTCATTTCTTACCAGAAAAACAATGTGAACGACTTCCTGCTGGATGACCCGGAAACACCGCCAGCCTACCAGCTTGAACTTGAAAAGACCTACGACAACGACGATCTCTTTTACGCCGTTGAGTATTGCGTCAAATCCGGGTTTGTTGAAACGCTTTTCTCGAAAGACACTTATCGCATTCCCATTTCCCGCATTACGCCTGATGGGCATAGATTTCTTGAAAACATTCGGTCTGATACGAACTGGGAAAAGGTCAAAAGCGTTGCCAAAAAGGCCGGCTCTTTCAGCGCAGATGTGATAATCGAGATTGCAAAGAACGTAGCTGTGGAAGCGGCCAAACATTTTTTAACCAACACCTGACGAGCCTTCCTACCTCTGCATTTTCCAATTCGGTTTGGATTGCCGCTTCGTTGTACCAGATCTGCTTTTCTTTGATTCCAGTTTTCGCGATTTCTTTTGCGATGGTTCTAACGGCATATTCTCGCGGGCTTATCATGCCGCTGTCAATCTCAATTTTGATCTTCACTTTGTCCTCCTTCGCGTAAATCCGGTTCAGCTGCCCGCCTTTCAGATTGGCAGTCCAGCAGCGGCTCTCCTGAATCCGAGAATATCGGTTTTGCTCTAATTTGACGTATCATAGCTTCGCACAGATCCTTTACCTCTTCTTCCGATTCCAGGACTATTTTGCCATCATTTCCTCCAAAGACTTCAATTCCGCCCTCTCTCCGTGGAATCACAGACCAGCGCAGATCAAACAGCACATCCTCGTTCCCCGGAAATTCTCCGCCCGGAAGGTCAAACATTGCTATTCCGCCAGACGGTTCAATAATTTTATCATCGGTCAGTTCAATTTTGATTCCCATTTTTCAAGATCTCCGTAACCTTCAGCGCATCTTTTGCGAAACTCAGCGTTTTCGCAAGATCTTCTGCGTTCTTGAAACGGACTACGTTTCCTGCGTTTGAAATCAGTTCAACGCCACCATCCGGTGCCATCCTCACGAACCGGCACAGTTCGCCTTCTTCCCGTGCGGCCTGCTGCTCTTTGATTTTTTCGATAAAGCAGGTTTTGAGCGCGTTCTCTGCGTCACAGTATACGCTCCTGTCACTCCGCACCAGCCTATACATCCTTCCGGGCAGCACCCGAACCTTGTTTTTATGCTTCTTTCCCATAACTTTGTCCTCCTTTGCACGAAACCCGGTAGGCCAACTGCCCGCCGGGTTATTTCTATGCCTTTTTTCGGATTTTCGGGATAGTCGTGTTTGTTTTTCCACGGCCATCGGACACGATTTTGCGGAAGCGCCTGCACATGAAGTTCCGCAGGCAGCCTTGCCTATAAGAGAATGTCACCCTCCGCCCAGGCATCCGCTCGGCGCTGTCCCTCGCGCGTGTTTAACGCACGCGATAATAAAGCGGCGCACTCCGGGAGCCGTTCCAGGTTCCTTCCCAGCTGTGCAAGAGCGACGTTTCGCAGGTACTTCAAGTGCTGCACACTGTATGGAACTTTCTGCTGTACTTCGTGCCATTTTTTGTGGCTGATGTAGAACTCCGTTAAAATCAGATTGTGGCCACTGTCCAGCCGGTTCATTTGTCCTCGGATAATGTTCTGATCTTCCAGCAACACAGCCCGCTGCCGTTCCAGCTGACGCAGTTGGTCTCCAATGCCCAGTTCATCCATCCGGCAGGCCATCGCCGCCGTGCTGTCCCCAGGCGTTCCACCACGGGGCATTTCATCGGTTCCCATTCCCCGCATAGGGTCCACTTCATCGCTCAGTGCGGTACACTGACGGCGGATGATCTCTATCCGCTGCGGGATGTCCGCATAATATTTCAAGATTGCCTCCGCCTCGTGTACTTTCACTGCTCAGTCCTCCCAAAAAATCAAAAATCTTTCTTGAAAAGGGGTTCTCCGAAAACGGGTTCTTCACCCTTGACGCGCTCCACCATGGCACCCACGCCGTAAATGTCCTCAATGACCCGGCGCAGACGATCATAGGCAACTTCTTCTCCGCCATCGTCCACCCAGCCGAGGAACTGCTGGTAATTTTTCTTGATTTCTTCCTTCACGGCCTCGATCTGTTCAGGGGTGTACTCCATTTCTTCCAGCGATTCCACAAAGAAACGAACGATCATCTTTGCAGCGTCCCGGCGTTCGGCCAGAACACGCAGCTTTTTTTCAGAGCCTACCAGACCACCCACCGGAAGCCAAAATTCTTCCGGCATCAGGTGGGCAGTGCGCGCTTCCAGTCGCTTTTTTGCTTCCGGTGCACCATACTTGTCATGATCCAGAATGTACCGGGATGCAGCATTGTTCATTTTCAGGGTCAGAAGCGTAGATTCTTTCTCGCCCCAGTCCCAGAGATCATGCGCCGCAGCAACAGCGCAGTACGAAACGACCTGCCCGATTGCTTCACGGTTCAGCATGGTGCGGTGCTTCGATTTGCTGATGTTGATCTGCTGGTTCACCGCGTTCTGGATGCTCTGCCGGTAAAATGCCGGCATCCTTGCTCTGCTTTTGCCCATGATGAATCCTTTCCCGCCTGTTCGGCCAGGCGCTTCCACTTTCTGATTTCTTCCGCCGTATCTGGCGTGATATGCTCAATAAACCGCCAGTGCTGCGGTTCTGCCACAAGATCGATAAACATACGGCGGCGGTGGATGTAATCACGCTGCTGCCGCCGGGTGAATTTGCTTTTCACTTCCACCACCTCAACCGTGCCATCAGCATAGGTCAGCACAAAATCCGGGGTATAGTGCGCCGCCGGGAGCTTCACATTGCCGTATTCTTTTTCCGGCAGCATAGTAAACCTGCGGTGCAGCTCTACCTTCACGACCTCGCCACTCTGGACTTTGGGCAGAACAGTTCCCATGTAGTAGTCATACTCGCCCCGGCTGTCAAACTCGTGTCCGGTCGATCTGGCGGCATTCACAGCGGCTTCCAACGATGCAGGTGCAGCTTTGCCCCCGCACCTTCTCTGTGCAAGCTGCTTTTCCGCCTGCGCACGGTAGCGCGGCGGCAGGTCGTCCAGTTCCAGTCTGGCGCTCATGGCTGGTTCCTCCTGTTCTTCCGCCGGGTGTCCGGCTTCTTTTTCAGTTTCACGATCAGGTGCTTGGTGTTGTTTCCCGTGATGTGCTGTTCGCACTCGCGCAGGGTATAACCGGGGTATTTTTTCTCCCAGTATTCACGATCATCCGGCAAAGCAAACGCTTCGTCAAAGCGCTTGCGGCTCCATCTTGTGTCGTTCGGGCGCGGAGTTTTCGGCTTTTTCAGTCCTTGGCTCTGCCGCCAGCGGCGGATGCGGGCGCGGGCTTTCGTCATGTAGGTCGTCAAGCGTTCAAAGCTGGAACAGGTCAGATCGATAGGTTCAACTTTCACAAGCCCCATCGGCCGCCCGGTGCTGTCCCGCCACAAGTCCTTGATCTCCTGCCATGTCAGATTGCCTTGCAGGATCGCATGATGGTGGTGTCTGCCGGTAACTTTCCCGTCCTCGTCCACCACGCTGTACTCTGCAACCTGCATCCACTTGGATGCTTCTCGACCCATCTTTTTGCAGAAGCGCTTCAAGCGGCGGGTAAAATTCGTCCAGTCCCGGTCTACTTGGTCAAAATCTCCGGGTGCTGGCTGGTGGCCGTGGTCGTATGTAAACGTGACCGCCCAGTCGCTTTCCCCGAAATTCGTATAGGCCAGCTGGCAGAAATACCGTCTCGCTATCATGTCGTTATACTTCTGCTGCGCAATGGAGGTTGCCAGCTCTCTTTTGCGGCGGGTGCTCGCGGTGTGTTCCTTGTCCGTTGTTTCAAAGAGATCCACTTCTGCATAATCGGATGTTCCGAGAATGTGTTTCTGCTCCCGAATGTACCATGCCCGCACCGTTCACTTCCTCCTTCCGCAAAGTTCTACTGGGATTTTCTTTTCTGTGGACCAAACACACACGGCTTCGCAGGACAAGGGGGATACAACGCCGGGCAGGTCTTTCTAAGTTTCCTATTCCGTCAAGCCCTACAGACCCGCCCTCGTTTTCTCCCCCTTGACCCCCGCTTTCCCCGGCGTGTTCTTCCGTGGTCGCTAGATTAAGTTACACATACAAGCCCCTTGCCGCCTCGTCAGGGCGGCAATTTAACGACGGGCTTGCTTAATTCTTGATTAGAGCTTGATTAGTTTACTTCGTAGTCACCGATGCTGTTTTCTTCCGTTCTGACTTCCCAGCACTCGCAGGTGTCCTCCGGGTCAGTGAAGTCGGCACGGTTCGGAGAATTGCCGTTGAAGCATACCCAGGTGTAGCCCTCATGCCAGCGGCAGGTGCAGCAGGTTCTTTCAGGTTCCATCATCCTGTGTTCCTTTCGTCACGGTTCTAGCAGTGTGTGGCAAATCGGACAGGCGTGCGGTTCCCAATCTGTCCTGTACCCGCATACCGGGCACTCATACCAGCCGTATGGAAACACACCGGTAGCGTCATAGAATTCACGCTGCCATTTAAGTGGTTTCGGCAGTGGGGTGCCGATCGCTTTCGCAAATTGGGCGGCCCGCATAGCAGTTGCAATGGCATCCCTTGCAGGTTTCAAAGAATCGTGTTCTTCCTTTTTCTGGGAGTTATCTGTCTTACCCTCCATGTCGGCCACCTTCATAAAAACGATCCATCGTTCCGCGAACACCTGCTTTCTGCACCGGTTGCAGATAAACATTGCTCCGTTTTTTCTCATTAAATTTCACCTTTCATCGAGCGCCGGAAGAGGCAAATCTTCCGGCTTTACGCCCGCATTTTTCATCCTTGCCCCGCACTCGCCGCAGTATTTAACGGCCACACAGTTGATGAAATGGCATTTCTTGCAGCGGAAATGCTCACAGGTGCACCGTCCTGGATTCAGCTCCCATTCTGATTCCAGCGGCGGTACATCTGGAAGGAAGATTTTTGCCGTTTTCCTGCCCGGCTCTGCAACCGTCACCCGTGTTATCTTCTTGATATTTGCTCTGGATATGAGGATTTCCAGCGTTCCATCATTGTCCAGATCGAATAATGCAGCACTCATTTCAGTACACCCCCACACTTTGCGCATCAGCCATCACAGGCAGGCTTTGTGTTGTCCTGCACTTCGGTCAGCTTTATGGTCGGCTGCGGCTGATCCGAACGGTTCAGTGGTTTATCGAACTCCACATTCATCCAGTCGCCCTCCGGCTTGTCATGCCATGCCAAGGCGTGGCGAATGACAAGCCATACCTGTTCTGCCCGGTACGGAATCTCCATCAGGTCGGAGATTGGGGCAGGGAGAACGTACCGGCGATATAGGTTATCCAGTCCATCCTGCATATCGTTCCGGCGGTGGATTGAAACCGTGAAAGCGTTGTCCCGCTGTTCCTTTGTCTTGAACTCATTATGTTTGGCATCGGAATAGAACTTTGCCATGCACAGATCATCGGCTACATCCCAGAACTGGCCCATATGTAAGCGCAAGTACCACTCGCAGGCCGCTTGCACAGCCTCGGCCACCGGGCGGCTCATGGTCAGCGTGATGGTCTCGATTTCGGTAGGTGCGTCATTCTTCTTCACCATAGTGCGGATCCTTTGCCCCCGGCCAGTGACGGCGCTGGCTGCGCTCAAACTTCCGGGCCATCGCTGCTGTCTGAATAGCTTCCACGGCCAGAGCAACAGCCCGATCATATACACCCTTCGTGGAAATCTGCGGATTGTTGGAGTAAACATTCATCCACATTGCATTGAGTTCCTGACGCAGACCGTTCATTTCCTGCACAGCTTCCACGACTTCTTCTTGGATGATTCCCGCGCCCTCATGCGGCCCTGCAAACATCCGAAACTTCTTGTTTGCAGCGGCCAGCTCAATTTTGACCAGCCGCTTCACGTCATTTTTCACTGCATCCATGGTCAACCCTCCGTCCGGCTCTTGATCTCAGCCAGCAGATCATCCAGCGGAACATTTGCAAGAGAAAACCCGGCCTCGCCTTCGTCCTCAACAGAGACCAAGAGTGCAGAGGAAAAGCACAAAACGGGGCGAACACCATAGGAGTTGCCGCACCAGTTGTTGCCGTAGGAGCCATCGGCGTAGACGTACCAGACGTAGTTGTAATTGCTGGTGTACGGAGAGCTGTTCGGCGTACCGTAAGGAGTTGCCAGCCACCACGGCACATCTGCCTTCGGAATCAGCCGCCAATACTTGCCATACTGGCGCAGGGTCAGCAAGCCAATCCGGTACTCGACAGTTCCATATTCAGTCTGGCCGGTCGTATCCTGCAGATCAATCTTGAACGGGATGAAAATATCCAGCGGCGTGCCTTTCTCGGTAAACTCTGCCAAACGGTTGCCCAGATACGACATGATCTCGCTCCGGCGCAGATCATTGGGGCATTCCGGGTCGTCTCCCTCACGGAACGGCATTTTCGTCCAAATGTCCTTTGCCAGAACGAGGCAGCCGTGTTCGTCCGCATCCAGCTTCACAAACTCCTTGCCCAGCGCTCTGAAGATGCCACCATTTTTCACATCACCCAAGGTTACACTTTTCAAAATCTTGCTCATCGTTATTCCTCCACTAAAACCACATTGGCCCAGCTGGTCTCGTATGTTTTCCCGTCAATCGTGACTTCCACGATACGATCATTGTGTGCAAACGAACTTACCTTGTCCGCCCGTCCTTTGTCCAGTAAAGTGCCGTCCGGCAGGTAAACATATACCGTCTTGACCGGTTTTTCACCGCTTGCTGTGCCCTTGACTGCTTCACACCCAGTCAGTGTTACGCACAGCGCGGCAGTGCAGGTGGACAAAGCCAGCAGTTCCAAAGTCTTACGCATCGTTTTTGTTCTCCTGTTCGCTCAAGTCCTCCACATCGGCAACATCCCTAGTCTTTTTCACCATGTCGGCAAGCTCACGCAGTCCAGACTTTGCCAGAGGTTCCAGCTTTACAGGAAGCACCGCGCCGCGCACCACCATTCCGTCCTTGATAACATAGTAGCGTCCGCCGCTCGCCATCTTCCTGGCGCAGTATTTGAAATATCCGCTCTTGCGGATTTCATCTGCTACTGGCATGATCTGCTTCGCATCCACAAAACCGACCGTTCCCGAAACAGGCTCGATCATTGGAACCAGTTCACACCCGCAGTACCGGATACTGATTCTTCCGGTCACGCAGTCCATTTCTCCGTCTGCCGTGTCGTCCAAATCCATCCCTTCGATGTGATGGAGATCATCCGGGCAGTCATTATCAAACTCGATGTCTGCCCATTCCTTTTTGCTGATGCCCAGGAGGGTTGCCAACTCACTTTCATTTTGTGCCTTCGGAAATCCGGTCAGCGGGAAGATTGCCGTTTTGGTTCCAATGTACAAATCATAGGTTCTGCAATCGTCATAGAACACTTTGTAGAGTTTACAGTACCCATCTGCCTTAATGAGCTTTGCGATTGCTGCCAGCTTCATTTGCTTCTCCTTTCAATTTCGATAGCCTGAACTTCAAACTTTTCGTACTCCGGGTAATGATTCTCGGCCTGCTCCTTGGCTTTTTCAACAGCCTGTTCGGCGCTGTCCGCATCCAGCCGGTACGGCAGCCAACCCGGCCACCCACCAGCACCGGTCGCTTTCAGCAAAATGTAGTACCTCTGCATCGGTGTGTTCTCCTTTCAGTTTTGGGCAATCCCGGAGTTGAACCGGGCCGGGCCTGTTCCCATGCTCACAAAAAAGGCCGCCGCAGCGGGCGGCCTGTGTCAGGAGTTGTGCGACCTTATTTTCAAAATTTTCTTTGCTTCCTCTGCGTGGAGAAGGACGCTGTCCCGGCAGGTCATACCCGGTTCTTGCAGCTCATAGAGTTTGCACTCTTTCGTGCATCCCTTACTGCCTTTTCGGGCCTGCTCATTACACGTTATAAATCGTGCGGACAGAATCCGTGTCAGCGTTTCATTGTCCATCATGCCACCAGATAAAGCCAAAGGAACTTAATCAGTGCGGCAGGCACAAAGAAAATCAGTGCCGCCCACAGTGCCACAGCTGCCAAAACCATCAGAACACCCAGTGTTTTCACAAATCCGTCCATTGCTTTTTCTCCTTTTAAGTTCAATTCTTGCCCAAGCTGCAAGGTCTTTCCAGTTTTCAGATTCCCGGTGACATGGAGTATCGCTGGCGCGTTTATCAACTGCTTCTGCAAGTTTTTCAACGCACAAGTCAGGCAACTCCTCAATGTGTGATTCAAAAAACATAGCTATGACATCCAACGGGGCACCCGCAGCAGCAATAGCCAAAACTTCTGCGTCATTTTTCTTGTCTCCGTGCGTTTGGAGCTTGCCCCACATCACTTCGCTGCCTCCTGGATGATCCAGACCCGGTGCGTTCCATAGCCTTGCCAGCTCAGTGCATCTTCGTGGCTTCCAGAAACGGCTATGTCCAAGTGTTTTCCCTGGATTCCCGCTCCTTTGTCTTGAACGATCCGCACTCCTACATCCTCAATATAGAGGACGGTCCCGAACGGAAAAACGTCAGGGTCAGCCGCCACCGTCACGTCAGCTTCTACCGGTGCACCGCTGGACGTGATTCCTGTTCCCGTTCCGCAGATGTGCTCTCGCTTTTCGGTGCAGTAGGCCGTGCAGAGAAAATCGCCAGCATCCTCAACTAGCAATTTTCCATCCAGTCGGTCCCGTGCTTTCAGAGAATCCCGCAGGGTATCGGCGTACTCTGCAATCTCTTTCGACACGCCCTCCCAGTCCTCATACCGGGACTTGTAAATGTCCCGCTGACATTCCAGATCATCAATCCGGTGATAAAGCACGCCGGTCTGTATGCCTGCAATCATGACCGCCACCAGAGCGATTTTCCCCACATCAATTTTCATATTCTTTCCTTTCCGGGAAGTGTTTCTTTGTAACGGCAATCGGAAATTCTTCAATTTCCGATGCCCACCGAGCAGTCCCGGTGCCGTATGTAGTTTCCCAGACCAGTGGGAAACCGCCGATTCCGTCAAACAAACTTCCCAACTTTGCGCCATCGCCCATGTATGACTTCATTTTTTGGGCAATCCAGAACCACTGCGGCAGGGCAATGGAATTTCCAAGCGCCTTGTACCGTGGGCTGTCCGCTGGCTTATGCTTTTTCCCTTTGGTGTCCGTCCATTCCCCAATGTCTGTCCATCCGTCCGGGTAGCCTTGAAGCCGTTCACACTCTGTTGGTGTCAGTCTGCGGACAATCCATCTTGTTCTCTGCCCAGCAAGTACCGCCTGCTGGTTCCCGTCGGCCGTTTCTCTGGACGGGAGTGCAGGAAACGCACCATCTTCGCCGTATACCCGCCGTGCCTGCGTGTCCCATGGATTCAGGCAGCCGGAGTATTCGATTGCCACAGCCTGCGCATCGTGCATGGTGTCCAGCGTCCCGGATTTTTCCTTACTGGCGTAGGCGTGGGCCTGTCCATTGCCGATGCCGTAGCTTGTGACCTGCCCCGGCACGGCCACGAGCGGCGTATTCCCCCCACCTGTTCCCCAACGGGCTACGACAGTTGGGGAACAGGTGGGGGCTTCCTTGTACCGTGCGTCCTGCGCATGGTTTTCAAAAACAACAGGCTTGTCTGCCGGGTGATCCGTAATCATTGGGACATACCCGCCGCCAAGGCCCATACTCGCCGGTAATGTTGGGCAAATACCCGTCTGCGTGACCGTTGCGTGAACCTGATTGCTTTCCAAAACTACCGGTTGCGCAGGGTTTTCTTCTTGAATGCTGTATACCACCGCGTGCCGGTCAACAGTGTTAACTGTAAAGGATCCGTTTTCTCTTACGCCTGACCCGTTCTGGTTTGTTTTCCGGTCAACCGTATTCCCGCTAATGCAGTATGTCGGTTCTCGAATCAGTTGGAAGAGCGTTTGGTCTTGGAGTGTCGATAGTGTCCCGGTTTTCTCCGTCTGCACCAGCGCACCCTTGCCGCCGCCTGCGCATCCCGAACGTATTTTCAAGGTGTAGGCTGCGTTCCGCCCCCCCTCTGCCACCACTCGATCATTTCCAGCAGAGCAGTTTGTAGTAAGTCCGGCAACTTCTTTCCACGCCGGGATGCACGGGTCAGGATGCCTTGACAGGCTCGTGCGCTCAAATAATATTTCTCCGGCGCGTTGACCTCCAAGGTCGAGGATAAGAGCGATACGCTTTCGGCGCTGGGCCACTCCGAAATATTGACTGTCCAGCTGTCTCCACGCCAAAGACCATCCGTTTCCGGCGATTGCTCCGGCTTTGCTCCATCTGCCCCCCCCCTCGGAGGTCTAGGAATAACAGCGTTTGGTTGCTCCACGCGGGCAAGTTCTTCCAAGACTGCTCGGAAGTCCTCTCCGTTGTTACTGGAGAAGGCTCCGGGTACGTTCTCCCAAATAGCGAAAGTTGGGTACATTCCATTTGTCGCTTTCCTCATTTCCTTGATGATTCGCACAGCCTCAACAAAAAGACCGGATCGTTCTCCGGCAAGTCCCGCCCTACGTCCCGCAATGGACAAATCCTGGCACGGACTGCCGAACGTGATGCAGTCCACCGGCTCGATTTCATCACCGTGGATTTTTGTTATATCTCCCAGATGAATCATACTGACCTCATTTCTTTTTGCACGGACGGCCGGCATCGAACCGGCTTTCCTGCTTATGGGGGATAGTCAGAAGCAGGATCATCCTCTATGCGTCCGCATATCAAACCCGCCCGGCAAGAGAGTACCGGACGGGGCGGCCGCGGCAACGGCCTACCGCTTTTGTTCCTGGACGGATTGAACAGGGCATTTCTACGCTCATGCTGCGGCGCACCCGTTCCCGTCGATTCCATGCGGGTGCGGCTTTTGCGGAAATGGCAGCCCGGTTTTGCACCGGGCTTTAACGGAAAGGAGGACGCTGCTGTACAGCACCATTCCGCTATGTCGGCCGGCTGATTTCCTGACCGTACCGGCTTCCATGGAAAACTCAACTCGGCACATACAGGGTCCGGCCCTGCTTGCAGCGCTCAATGCCTAGAAAAAGCGCCATGCGCCATATAAAAGCAGCCCCGCTTCTGCGGTGCAGGGCTGCTTATTTCACGTTCGAGAAGAACCATGCTTTGTATCAGCGGCACTGTTTTTCTCGTAGTGCTTGCACTCCACGTTGTAACCACTGCAAGGTGCGCACCGGGCTGCGGTTATCTTGAATGTGTGCTTGCACTGTTCTTCAGTACCCTTTTGTTTTCCCTTGTGCAGGGATGCTCTGGTATGTGTACTTCTTGCCAAGCTCTTGATCTTCCTCGCTTTATATAAATAGGTGTTTCGGCCCAAAGGCTTTGGGTTTCGACGCTTGTCCTGCACCGCTTCCCAGCGCACCGGTGGATTGAAGTTTTTCCGCAATTTCATCCAGATTTTGAAACTGCTGAAGTCGCTTTCCCATGTTCCGAATGTTTCATCCATCCACTTGAACATTTCTTTTACGGCTTCTGGCAATTCAAATTTTCCATCACATAGGGGTCCCGGCGCTTCCTCAACATCCGGCATGGATGTCGGCAGTTCTATTCGCTCACCATTCGGAAGATCATAGCAGGCAGTGCCTCTGCTCACTCTTCTACCTCCATGATGTGCGTTGCGATCATGTCAGCCATGTGCAGGCACAGGGCTTCCGGGCAGCGGTCGTATACTTTGCTGAGCGTTCCCCAGTCCTGCTCTCCGCTATATGCTCCCATGTGCCACCTGATTGCCAGGGCTTCCGTGTCGGTCAAGAAAATCCAGTCTTTGATAATGCTGACGGATGCTTCACCGTGTCCCATCAAGTGACTATCTTCATAACGGTAACTGCCATCCGGCTTTTTGATGTACTGCCCAGCCTTGCAAACGTCATGGAGTAACGCGGCGGTCAAGACTGCGTCCTTATTGCATTTTGCAAACTGCGGCATCTTGTCGCATAATTCCAGGGCAGCTCTTGCCACATTGAGAGAATGCAGCACCAGACCGCCGGGGACATTCAGGTGATGCTTCGCGCTGGCCGGGGAATTGTAAAAGTCCAGTTCTTCCAGCACCCGCATCAGTGCCATACCGCCGCGCCTACCCTCAATAGCCTGTACCAAAAGGCTGTTGAACTGGTCTTTCAGCGAGATTCTTGTTGCTTCATCCATAGGTCGTTCCCACCTTTCAATCCCAGTCCCGGACTTCATTGTTCCAGTCATAAGCCTTGTTGACCAAAGTGTCCAGCAACACCGGCACTGCCCATGCAACGGCAATGAGATCTGGGTTGTAATTGATTTTGAACAGCCAGCAGACACCCCAGATCAGGGTTGAAAAAATGCCATACAGCACGCCGAACACCAGCAGGCTTTCTCCCAGGTGCAGCGCATCGCGGCGGAAGCGCCGCCAGTTGAATGTCTTGTTGAAGTTGTTGATTGCTCTGTGAAGTTTTTCAAGAATCATTTTTTCTTTCCCTCCATGTGAAACAGGCTTGTTTGACTTGTGTACTCAGAAAACCGTTCTTCTTCCAACTGGAAATAGAACGGATCAATTTCAAATCCGATAAAGCCAAGCCCCGCCTCATATGCTGCTATGCGGCTGCTTCCGCTTCCGAGGTGGGTGTCAAGGATCTTCTGCCCTGGCTCTGCATAGTTTTTGAAAATCCAGTCATAAAGAGCAACCGGCTTCTGCGTTGGGTGGATTCGCTTTTCGTTCAAGCTCTTGTTTCCCTGCATGGTGTCGCCTTCTGTGATGCTTTTTCCCTGCATCATGCCGGACCACATATACCGGAACATTCTCACTGAGGAAAACAAATTTGTCGCCGCAATCTCGCAATCTGAAAAGCTAGAATTTCCATTGCACTTGTCCCACACGATCCGTCCGGTAGCAAACTGGTAGTCAAAATAGTTGCAGCCCCATACAATATAGTGGCGGCACACTCGAAGCAGCTCCCTGAAATACTCCGGCTCTGGTTTACTCCAAGCAGGAGAGACGGGGTAGTCACGGTGTACGCCTATTTTGCTGACTTTGGATCCGTAAAAGCCTCTGCGTTCCGGGCCAGAGAAATACGGCGGATCCACAACCGCCAGGTCAAAATAATTATCCGGGAACAGTTCCATTGCTGGCAGGCAGTCCACATTGTAGCAATGGTTCAGCTTGAACACTTCTCCCATGCCTTACTCCGCCGGGCAATCCGCCCGATACCTGAGCCGCTGCTTTGCGTTGTATAGGCGTTGCTGCCCAAGCTCTGCACTATACCCTGCGCGGCCATTGGCATCCATCTTTCCAGTGTCGCCGCGCTTCAGTTCCTTATAGATGGTGGAATAGTTAAAGCTCATCGCCCTGGCAATTCCGGCAACGCTCTGTCCAGCATTGTACCGAGCTTCCAGCACCTTGCGGTCATCCTGCGTCATGTGTTTTGCCATTCCTGTTCCCTCGCTTTCCTGAAAAATGCGCAAAAAAATAACGCAAGAGAATCCGCTAAGATTTCTCTTGCGTTTTCTCTTGCGTTTATTTTACAAATTCAGCTGCGTTCTTTGGAAAAAATATGACCTTTCCCTTTTACACCTCGATCAGTTTGCCCAGTGCAAAGGAGTAGATGCCCTTATAGGTCACCTTTTTAGGCGCAAAGCGCTTTTCGATGGCAATGGCGTAGAGGTTCAGCTGGGCGCGGTAGGCGCGCAGGAGATCGCTCTCGGCTTTGCGGCGGTCGGTCTTGTAGTCCAGCAGTTCCAGATGATCCGGGTACACCAGCACAAGGTCGGCGATGCCCTGCACCAGCACCTGCGCGTCTGCGGCAGCAGACAGCGCTTCGTGCCCCTGTGCCGCCAGTACCGCACCGGCGGGCAGCGCGGTGATAAAGGGCAGTTCCCGCAGCACCTGCCCGGCGGCGCAGATTTTTGCAAAAGCCTCGCTTTCCGCAAAGCGGCGGATGCACACCGCGTCCAGCTTTTCCGCGATCTCCGGGGCGGTCAG